CACCGATTTTAGGTTTGGCAGCAGTAACATTTGCCGCAGTTGTTGCCATAAATTTACTCCTTTCCTTAGTAGTAAGTTAAATTAAAAACCGCTTGATAGCGGTACTTCTTTTGTTGTGTATCTGTAAAATTATAATCTGAGTTGAGTTCACATTTGCTGATAGAGTCAAGCTCATCAATGCCAAGCATTGCCTCAATAACAATTTCATTCAGCGATGCCGCTTCATGAAGGCTTGAACCGTAGCTCTGAACTGCCACAGTTGCTCTTTTAAGATAAGCATTACGATTGCCGCCAGTTTTCTCAATTCGAACAAAAACTGATGGTGGTTCCTGTGGTGTTTCAGTGTAAACATCATCCGTATCCAGTTTATCTTTCAGATATTCAAGTATAATCTGTTCGATCATCAACTCACCGCCTTCAGTAATGTGTTATTTTGATAATTATCTCTGACCGCATCCTTTGTGGCTGCAGCCACTCTTGTGTGCAGTCTTTTTTTACCCGGCTGTGTTGTCACCACATAGCCTGTGCCGGCTTTTTTTGACACCTGCTCGCCCAGGTCATTGCAAAACTTCTGCAGTTCCATCCCATTCAGAAGCATTCGATAGCCTCGGTTGTTTGTCTTGATTTTTGTAACTTTAATTTTAGTCATATCTTTCAACCGTTACTTTCATGTTCCATTTGAGCGGTATGTTGGCTTCAATACCCATTAATGGTTTGCCAAATACCCTAAATCTTTCGCCGAAAAACTCTACAATCTGATTTTCCCAGATATGATCATCACCTTTTGGAATCGCAAGATTATAGACTGCTTTTCTTCCGTAAAGGTTAATTGAGTCAGTAATATCATCACTTGTAGCCGGCTGAATCAGTACATTTTCAACGTTAATGGAAGTTTCTTGCATTATAGGATTTCCGAATGGGTCACTTTGTCCACTATCAACCAGATTAATCAGTTTAACTGTAATTCCCTTGATCATAGCATTTCAATAACTCCTATTCGCTGTTTTCTTAGCCCCAATCTTGCAAGTTCCGACTTCTTAATAAAAAGCCCGCCGCCCGGAACAAGATAGGTTCCGGAATATGAATATCCCATTGCGGACTGGCTCGTCTGTATCATTGGCTCTGCATTTGTTGACGTCATAAGGGTTCTTGCAACAACGTCGACAACCACTGATTTGACTACTGAAGGCAGTATTTTACCATCTGTAATCATCTGATCTAAATCTTTTCCGCAGTTTATGGCTTCCTGTCGCAAAGAATCGGAAATGACAGGCAGCAGTGCCTCAGCCCTTTCCCTTTCTTCATTTGACATGACACGCCATAAACTTTCAATATCTTCAATTGTTGCAAATTCACTCATAATATCACCTCATCAGATTATAAAGTTCAGTCTTGTTGGCTCTCGGATTATATTCAATTCCTTTTGAGTCCAACTCAGCCATAATTTCCTTTTTTGTCATTTCATCAATGGTTTTAACTGGATTTTCTGCAATTTCAATAACTGGTTCAACAGCCTTTTTTTCTTCAATTACAGGTACCCAGTTTTCGCCACCAATAGGACAAGGGCTGTCAATAACAGCCCCAGTCTTGATGTTTCTGTATTTCATTATACTTTGATAACAGCAACAGTCTTCGCAGCCGGCATATCGTAACCGCCGATATCAGCAATCTGTAATGAAATATTACCACTCTGAGTTGGTGTGATTGCCAGACTCCAGTTCTTTTTAGAACCGGTCAATGCGCCTTTTGTTGCCTTTCCAGTACCATCAGTCAATGTGATGTGTTCAGCTTTCAAACCATAAATATCAACGTTAAATGCTAAATCAATTTTAGTTGATGAAGTTGAGCTAGCTGTTCCATCTGGTGTTGCTGTAAATGAAACTGTTTCCGGAACAACAATTCTTGCGAAAGCATTTTCATCCAGAATGCCCCAGCCAAGATACATTTCAGCTCTTACGTAAACCTGATTTCTTGATTTCAGGTCACCCAGAGTAGCATCATTGTCTGGATTTCCATACTCAATGATTTCTAATGGAATTTCTTTTGCATAACCCCATTTAAAGCAGTCAGCATAGTCACCAACAATAGCTCTTGTGTTTTTAGCATCTGATACTGTCTTGTTGACATCAATTGGCAAACCGTTGATAGCTTCCGGACTTGCTCCCCAGCTCAATTCAGGATAAACCTTTACACCGTTTACTTTAAAGTTAGCTAAAGCTGCGCTGAAAACTGGTGATAAAGCTGCTCCTGTCACTTCTGCTTCAGAACCCTGAACAAGCTGAACTGCACTTTCCATATTTGCATCCGGATTTGCTGAATCATAAGAAACCATCTGTTTTGCTTTGTCATAGAAGTTATTGTCGCCAATAACAGTTGAAGCTGTCATTGTTCTTGGGTTCACACCGTGGAAGGCCATCAGGTCTAAGCCACGAGCTACTTTTCTTGCAAAGCCGTCATTGAATGCCTGCATCATGTGGATTTGCTCTTCTTCTGAAGCATAGACAAATTCATCTGATACTCTTGCACCATATTCCACCTTTACCGGAATAATTGTTTTTGGAGTAATTGTTACTCCACCATGCGATTTCTGTCCACCTTCTGCAACAACATCAATTTCTGAATCCATTGAGAATGTAAACTCTTTTAATCCGTTAAATGGAATCGGTTCATATCCTGATAGTTTTGCAAGTGAACTTTTGCCTTTTACTTTGTTTACTAAATCAGTAACCAATACCGGAGCAAACAAAGCTCCTTTTTCTAATACTGCCATATTTTAAAAATACTCCTTTACTTTTTAATTTTCTCAAGCATGCTTTTATATGCCTGTGTTTTCTCATCCAGAGTAACCTCCGGATTTGCTAAAGGTGCTACCGGTTTACTTGCTCCAATTGCCTTGAAAAGCAATTCAGCATCTTTTCTGATTTCTTCCTCAGTCTCACCTTTTAATCTTGATGCCATTTCAAATGGCAATCCAACTTCAAGAGCAATCCTATTTTTTACCGAGCTGGCCTCGTAACCCTTGATTTTCAAGTCCTTTTCGGCAATCTGCTTTTCATATTCGGTTAACTTGCTTGCACTTTCTGTTGCGGACTGCCCTAATTTCTGATTAGCACTTTCAAGCTCGCCTATTTTTTTCTTCAGCTGTTCATAATCGGCATACTTCTTGTTAATGCTTTCCTCTTGTCTGGTTAAACGCTCCTTAAGGACAGCGTTTAACTCTTCTTGTGTGTTAATTGGTTTAAATTCTTCTGACATTGATATGTCTCCTTTCCCTATTTTCAATCCGCATAGTTGCGTAATATAAAACAGGTTAGTAACTTATAACCTGCTTT